TCTGGTAGTACATGGGTTAGGACTAGTCAGGCGACTACTACGAGTGGTGTTACTGGTGTTAGTAATACTATTGTTCCTCCGTGCGCTTCTGTCTCTAAGAATGCGACGCAAGCGCTCGTCACGGCGACGCTTACGTTTGTTACTTGGGACGTAGAGGACGTAGACACTGACGCAATGTTTACTGCCGGACAAACGCTTATTACCATAAAAACAGCGGGGATTTATCTGTTGACCGCTGGGGTCACTTTTGCTACTAATGGTACTGGCGTGCGGCTAATGAGCATTATGAAAAACCCGTCATCTGTAAGTCATCATGCTAGTGCTATTGCTGGCTCGTGGTCTACGCCTAACGGTTCTGCCGAGATTGTCGCTAGCGCGAGTGTTATTGCGAATCTCGCGGTCAATGATGTGATCAGGGTTATGGCGTATCAGTCGAGCGGCGCAAACTTGAATATAGGCGCTGTCCCATCTTGGACTGGTCAGACACGATTCTCCGCCGCATGGCTAGGCACAACGACATAAATGTCCGTATCTTATACTCAGCAGGCGTGGTTGTTTGATACGCTTCAGTCATGCGCATCAGAATCGAATGGGATGTCGAGCGCGATGGCTATATTGCGCACCTAGGTCGCGATGAAACCGCATAAGTTAGTATCATAAGTTACAATAATAAGTTTGGAAGAAGGGTATGACTTTTAATTCGAATGTTAGTCCTAAGCGTGTTGTTAAGGCTGCTCCTCGTGAGGCTTGGTATTGTTGGACGTGTGATACTGAGAATGCTGCTTATTATTCTAAGTGTAGGTCGTGTAATGAGCATCGTCCACACTGATGGGTAATTTTAAGCATACAGAGCCTAAACTCACTAGAAAAGAGTTAGGGGATCGGGCTTTAACTTTTCCGGGTAAGATTGGTTGGTTTGTTGCTAACGGGTATTTGCCGCATTATTTTCAGATGCTTTTTCATACTGATAGGAATGATGGGAATTTGACTCGTTTCCGGCATCTTGTTGCTGGTAGGCGCGGGGGGAAGACTCTTAGCGCAGCGTGGGAAGTACTATTTTATTGTATGTTTCCCGAACAATTCCATATGGATACTCGGGGTGTAAAAGATAATAGTCCTTTGTGGGTTTGGGCTACTAGTAAAGATTATAAGGTATTGCGTCCGGCACTTTTAACTATGCGTAAGGTTATTACGGAGGCCGGTTTGGTCATTGGTAAAGATGTGAAAGAGAACCGTGGCGCAATGACCTTTGAGTTCCCTAATGGGAGTTTGTTGGAGTTTAAGTCTAGTGATGATCCTCAGTCTCTTCGTGGTGCTGGGCTTGATATTTTGTGGATGGATGAGGCTGCGTTTATTCGTAGTGTGGAGCCGTGGCAGGTTATGCGGCCCGCATTGTCGGATAAACAGGGGCTTCTTATTACTACGACTACTCCTGATGGTAAGAACTGGTTTTATGATGAGTTTTGGAATAAGGATGCTCTTGCGGATTCTGCTCAGGGTCGTGTTGAGTATCGTAGTATTGATAATCCTTATTTTCCGAAGAGGGAGTGGGAGTATACGAAGCAGCGGTATCATCCTCTCTTGTTTGCTCAGGAGTATATGGCTAGTTTTGATAGTATGGCTGGTCGTGATCTTGCTGGTGATTGGCTTAAGTATTACACGCATGATGATTTGCCTCGTGAGTCTGATGGGCAGATGGAGAAGATGCGTTTTTATATTGGGGTGGATCCGGCTGTTAGTATGAGTGGTCGGGGTGATAGGTTTGTTATTAGTGTTGTGGCTGTGTCGAAGGCTAATCAGGTTTTCTTGATTGAGCAGTATGCTAATAGGATTCCTTTTGCTGAGCAGTTGGAGAAAATTCAAGAGTATCATATTAGGTTTAGGCCGGATATTATTGGTATTGAGTCTAATGCTTATCAGGCTGCTCTTGTGCAGCAGGCGGAGCGTCTTCCTAGTATGCCTCCTATTGTTCCTATTTTTGCTAAGGGTAAGAAGTTTGAGCGCATTATGGCTATGAGTCCTTTGTTTAGGATTGGTAAGATTCGTATTAAGGCTGAGCATAAGGATTTTATTGATGAGTGGATTAATTATGATGCTAGTTTGAGTGCTCCTAAGGATGATTGTTTGGATAGTGTGGAGATTGCTTTGAGGTGTGCTGGTGCTCTTATTGGTGAATCCTTTTTTGATGATCCTGAGCCGGATTATGGTGGGTTGCCGGATTGGGTTGTTAAGGATAGGCCGGGTAATCGTAAGGTAAATGATCCTAACGAGTATGTGGATGAGTTTATGGGTAGTTTTTGGTAGCCCTTTGGGGTAGCCTATGTTTTTCATGGGAGGCTCTTAGGGGGCTCTGTAGGCCCCTTAAAACGCACGCTACGAGTAGACACGAGACTATAAGGAGTATAATTTTGTTTGGTTGGCGAAATAGGCAAGAATCCTTGTTGTTAGAGGTTATGCGGGAGATTCTTTCTACGCAACGAGTGTGGACTGAGCGTATGCTCGCGTTGGAGGAGGAGAAGGTTCGTTTGGAAGGGTTGAGGCTTGAGGGTGCTAGGAGCCTCCCTGATATTCCAATGGGTCAACTTCGCGTGAATGAGGCCGAGCAAGACGCAGAATGGGCATTGAAGCACGGAGTTATTAGTACTGACGAGTATAGGGACTTGCTAGATTCTGCTGGCCTAGTCCCATCCGATATAGAGTTTCTTAACTAAGAGTGGGGGTGTTTCGTGGAGGTAGATCAAGAGTCGGATTATGATCCGAATACAGTGTTAGAATCAACTAGTGGGTATGCCTCTTCGGATAAACTTGTTAAGCAAGTCGAAGAGTTGGAGCGTAAGCGTTTCCTTATGGATCGTCAATGGAAGTTGAATCTCGCTTTCTATAAGGGTAAGCAGTACGTATTCTATAATCGTAAGTCTAGGCGTATCGAATCCTTGCCTACGGATGATGGGGATAAACCGCGTTATAGGGTTCGCCTTATCGCTAATCAGATCGCTCCTCATACGCATTCCTTGCTGGCGCGTTTGACTAAGACTAAGCCAACGTTTTTTGCTACTCCGGGGCAATCTTCCTACGAAGCGATTAAAGCAACAGAAGTAGCCGAATCCCTCCTAGACTACTGGTGGGACCGATTCGACCTAGCCTCTAAACGTGAAGAGGCTATGCTATGGGCTATTATTTGTGGTAATGGTTTCTGGAAGATTAGTTGGAATGATAAGGTAGGTTCGTCTATTAAGACGATGAAGGACCCTAATGGACAGCCTATTGTTAATCCTGTTATTGAACACTTCTATAAGCAACGCCTAGAACAAGCAGGCGTAGACCCTAAACAATTTGAGAGTGAAACATTTGAAGGCGAAATTCAAGTCGATGTTATGGCTCCCTTTGACGTACTGCTAGACGATTCGGCTCAAGTCTTTGAAGACTGCAAATACGCTTACTGTATTCACCCTATGAGTCCAGAAGAAATCAAGCATCATTACGGGGTTAGTTTGAAGGCTAATGCTGTTAATCGTTACCCGGACGAGAATCTTCCGGGTAACGGTGGAGGTGCGGAGGCTAAGACTGCGGATAATGTTCGTACCTTGTATTATGGTTACTTCCTTCCGGGCGGGAAATATCCCGAGGGTCGCTTCGTAGTATTTACTAAGAGTCCAAATATTATTTTGTATGATGCTCCTTGGCCTTACCCGTTTAAGATGCTTCCTTTGGTGAAGTTTCCGGGTATGCGCGTGCCGGGTCAATTGTGGGATACTAGTGTTGTTGAGAACGCTATCCCTATGCAGAAAGAGTTGAATCGTACGCTTAGTCAGATGATTGAGTATAAGAATCTTACGTTGAAGCCGCAGATGTTGGCTCCGGTGGGTTCGCTTAGGCAGCGTATGACGGATGAGCCGGGCGCTATTTTCGAGTACAATCCGGTGGCGGGTAAGGTTCCTGAGGCTATTCCTATTCCGGGGTTGCCCGCTTATGTGTTCGATCATTTGCAGGATCTTGGTGTTCGTTTGAAGGATGCTTTTGGGTTGAAGGAGATTATGGAGGGTAGTGTGCCCCCTAATGTTGAGGCTGGTATCGCTATCGACTTGTTGCAGGAGGCTGCTACGGATCGTCTGGCTCCGCAGGTCCTTATGATGGAGAAGACGTTGGAGAAGGCGGGTAACTTGATGTTGCCGCTTGCTCAACAGTATTATCAGGAGCCTCGTATGATTATGATTATGGGTGCCGGGTCGAAGCCTAAGGTTGATCGTTTTGAGAATGCTGAGATTCTTGCTGGTATTACTGTTAAGGTTGAGACTGGTTCGGGACTACCGCGTACTCGCGCTGGTAAGCAGGCTCGGGTGATGCAGATGCTTCAGATGGGTGTTATTACGCCTACTAAGGCTTATAAGTATCTTGATATGGGTGATTTTAGGAATCTTCAAGCACAGTTTGAGGCCGATGAGGAACAGGCTATGCGGGAGCATGATAAACTTACTGAGGGGCAGCCGATTAATGAGGCGGCTGCTCAAGAGGCACAGAATCAGATGATGAATATGGCTATGAATCCTCAAATGGATCCACTCACGGGAGCGCCACAACCCCCAGATCAGGCGCAGATACAAGAACTTATGGATGCTGGCTTAGCGCCATTGCCTTTTGAGAATAAAACTGCTCACGTTGATGCTCACGGATCGTATATGAAGAGTGTAGAGTTTGAGTCTCTTCCGATTGATGTTAAACAACGATTTTATAAGCATTTTGAATTGACGAGTGTGGCCCTGTCGCAAGAGGATGGTCCTCCCGGTGTC